TTGATTTAACTTAAAGTAACCACCTGCATAACCTTGACCTGTAAAGTTTACAGTATTATCGTTACCATCTACATTTACATCATTGGTTGCATCAGCGTTATTAATATTAAAATCAAATGTGTTACCATCTCCACTAATAATCCAATCAATATCTGCGTTACTTGCTAAAGATGTTGTAGCTAAGTCAAGTGTAAACGTGTTTGTACCACCTGTTACATCTACATTAACATCAGAACCATTAGCACCATAAGTATTAGTAGGGTCTATCTGTACATTAAACACGTTAGTAGAACCATCAAACTCCCAAAAACCTACAAAGTTATCAGCAGTAATGTCTCCTAAGAACTTATTGTTTGAACCTATTTGATTAATATCAATAGTCTGTGTACCACCATCTAAGTCTAGTGCAGTCATAGTACCAGCAATTGCATCTGCTCCACCTATGATGTTACCTGAACCTAACTGTTCAGCATCTAAGTTAAACGTAGCACCTGATTGGTCTATGTATATTTCGTTGTCAGCCCCGTATAGCAGCGATGCACTCGTCATCACAACTAGGCTTAATAATTTTAGTTTGTTCATATTTCCAATAGCCTCTCTCTATTCCTATGTTTATAATATTCAACACTCCAGTCTCTACAGCTTTTTGTAATGCTATAGAAACACTTTCGTTCTCTGATATACCACCTTCTATTTCTACTAGCTCTGTGCCAGTCTCAATAAAACGAAATACATCTTGAGAAACACTTGTAGATAAAATGCTTTTGGATACTAATGTTTCCATAAGAACTTCACCGGTAGATACAGATACTAACCTTAAAGATATAGTAACTGTGTCTTCTCTAAACTGTTTACTTGTCCCAATACCTAAGTACCTTGCACCAGAACCTCCAGATTTTAGATTAGCTTCATAACTAATCACGCCACCTTGGACTAACAACCCTGCAAATAACAGTGGTTGCATCTTATTATCTTCTTTAAAATCTTTACGTGTACTACGTATAAGTTGTCTTTCTTTTGTTAGGTCATCTAAACCTACACGTTCTACAACTCTAAAAAACTTTCCACCTGCTGTATGCTTAAAAGCTCTAATAAGAAAAGCTTCAGGTGCTTGTGTTACAGCAGTACTGAACAAAGCAAAGGTACTATTACTCCTACGTTGTCCTGTCAAATCCCTAAAACTATTAGGGTATATAGCTATCGTTGGTCTTATTTTAGCTGGTGGTAAATTTCTTAACTCTTCTGATTGTAAATCTAATGTAGAACTAGACTGGACTTTTTTAGTTAAAACTAAATCTCCACTCTCTTGTACTACTGCACAACTAGAAAGTAAAGTTACCAACAGGCAAAGATATAGTCGTTGTATTACCATCACTGTCCGTTATAGTTAAAGTTATTATTCCGTCTTCTACATTGTAAACAATTGTATTGCCTTCTAAAGTTAATGTACCACTGTCAGAAGGAACTTCTCCAAACAAGTTTTCTACTAGCTGTCTTGATAACTGTGAGTATATTCTAGACTCTAAGTTTCTTATAAACCTTGCAAGTGTTGTATTCTCTTTGTCTCTTTTTATTTGGTCTTGTAAAGCTTTTATCTCTGCAGCCAAGGCTTGTTTCCTATTGAACTCTTGGTTCTGAATTGTAAGATAATGTGAGCTAGTGTTCACACCACTAAAGCTAGGACTCTTAAACTTAAATACAACTTCATCTGCAATACTTCCTACAGACCAAAACATAATTAACATAGTCCAAAAGAACATGCAGAACTTACAGTTCCTTATAGTTTTATCGCTTTTAAATGTTGGTTTTAGTTTCATAATCTTTTAAAATATTTTTGAGTTTATCCAAAAAGCACCTAGCATAAAGCCGAACACTACTACTTGTATAATAGATGCTATAGTAATCTGTCTCATAGGGTGTACATCTACAATCTTTTCTACCCAAGCTTCACTTGGAGAAAGATTAACTATCTGTAGTATTTTTTTATCAGTCTTTTCTTTGGTCATCTCTGTCTGCCTTTGCTATCTTATCACTGTTAATTAATTGTGGTACACCTAATATAGTTTTAATCATAGTATCTTGTCTTATGATTTCATTATCTAAGCTTCTTACTCTATCTATTAATGCAACAAGTATGCCATGTTGTGAGTCTAGTTTAGTACCTAACCTATCTTCTAAGTTAGCTAACGAACCATTTAGTTTATCATCAAGAGTATCTAGTTTTGTTTCCATACCGTCAATAATTCTATTGATAAGTTTCCAAACAAACATACCTAAACCTACAGCAGCAGCTATAGGAAAACCTAACTCTTGTATAACTTGAACTACATCCATTAGTCTTTAGAAGTGTTAGAAGCTCCAAAGTAAAATGATATTACAGCACTTGCTAAACCACCAAGGTATCCAAGTACAAGGTTTATAAGGGCTTCAGAGTTCTGCTCTGGTGGTTGTAGAGTAACAAGGAATATGTATCCCATGAAACCACCGACAACAGATATACCCATGATACGGGCTGTCCAGTCTTTACTAAACTTATTCCTAGCATCTTGTCCATCTTGTGTCTCTAGTTTAAATACATCTACTTCAAGCTCTTTCATCTGTACTTCAAAAGCTTGTTCAGCTTTTTTAAGTTCTAGCATTTGTTCAGGTGTTGCTTCTGCTATTCCTTTCTCTATAGCCTTTGGAGTATTAGGAACACCTAACACTTCTGATATCATATTAGCTGCCATTCCTCCCATCGGTCCGCCTAAAGCAGTTCCTAATGTAGGTGCAACAGCTCCAACTATGTTTTTTAATAATCCTTTCATTTCATACTCCTAATACCATATCTTGTAATTCTTTACTACGTCTACCTACTTGTCTATACCAACGACTATCTTCCATTTGCACAGACATTTCTTTCCAGTTATGTTCTCTACAAGCTTTTAACATGTTACGAAACTTGGAAAGTCTTGTACCACCTAAGTTAAAACACATGTTTACTAACACTCTTTGTATAGGCTCTGGAAGCTTTTCAAAGTCTTCCTCGCTACCAAAGACATGTATAGCTTCCTTGTAGTGCTTTTCAAAGTCATCTTCGTAGTACATATCTACAACTTCTTGTGATACTTTAGTTCCAACTTCCCAATCATATTCCGGGTCGTTAGGTTGGCATAGGTGTCCAACTCCTAAAGTTTTATAGCCTAGACTATCTTTATATATTTCTAACACTTCGCCTTCGTGTCTCTTTATTTCAGCCTTGCAAAGTTCTATATCTAATTTATTATTTTTCTTGAAAAACATTTAATCCTAATTCCTCCATTTGTGATGAGTAAGGTTGTCCTGTAAAGGGGTCTACTCTATTTGCTGGATTTTCTTTTGTAAATGGTACATCATCTTTACCTTTCACTATTCCGCCTGTAGAATAACTAGGTCTTTGACCTTTTGTTTTAGCTTCAGCTTCAATTCTTTCAGCAATGCTTTCTTCATATCCTAAAGCTTGTCCAACTTCAGGTCTTCTAGTAACTTCTTTAGCAAATGGTATCCCTGTTTCTCCTAGCTCTAGTAAAGTTAATTGAGCACTACTATCTCCTTGTGCAGTTTTTAAAAATGTTTTATAGCCATCTGATAAAAGAGAAGCAGCAGGATAAATAGTTTCTACTAGACTATCTTGATTATATTTTATAGAAGATAAAAATTTATCTAAATACCATGTTCCAAACTGACCACTAAATATACCACCTTCTCCTAAAAATTTAAGAGCTTCTTCTGTACTCTCAAGAGGATTAACTGTTCCCATCTTTCTAATATCCTCATCAGGATGTAATTGAACTTGTAATTGCCTTACACTTGCATATATAGGTAAAGTAGATAACATTAAAGTAGCTAATTTAGCGTCACCGTTTTCCATTTTTCCTATTAAAGAATTTGTCTGTGCGGATTTTGCTTGTGCCCAAGATAAAAAACTTCCAGCAAATCTCATCCAAGGATTATTAGATTGAGAAAATAATCTTCTATTTCCAGCAGTAGGTATTAGTGCATCCCTATCTGCAGCTTTACGACCAGCCATTTCTATTAACCTTTTTCCCATACTATCTTCCATAGCTTCATCTATAGTATTAAACTTATTTAAATATTTAATGTTGTCTTGGTTAAAACCTGCTTCTGTAAGTTCTTTTAAATGTCTTTGTTTTAATTTTGATTTTTTAGTAAGTTCAAATGCTCTTATTGCCCCAGCATCAAATGCAAACTCTCTTGCAAATCTAGTAATTCTTCCTAGCTGTACTATTTCAAAAAATCTTTTCTGAAAACCTACAATATTTTCTTGATATTTAGTTGTAGCGGTCATTGAAAAATTACTAAGCTCTTTTTGAAGAGTTCCATTATATCTTCTATTTTTAAATGGAGTTTGTAATATTTTTTCAGTTAATCCAAATGTAATATCTCCGTCTTTTCTTCCAAAAAAACCTTCTTTAATTCGACCACTTCGTAATGCTAAAGCTGCAGAAGGTTTTACTGCTTCTGCTCCAGATTGTCTCATTTGTAAAATTAAAGAGTTCATTGCTGCTTTAGGACCACTATTTTGAAAAACTTGTATTAAATCTCCAAGAGAAGGAATAGCTACTTTAGTTAGTTTTGTTGTAGATAATAAAGCTTGTAAAGTCATAAAAAAACTTTTAGATAAACTATTTCCACTTTCTACACCTTTACTTATATCATGAACACCAAACAAAGAATTAACTCCTTTAGCAATTAATTTTACATCTCTATTATAAAGTTCTCTTAATCCATTATCTAAAGTAAAATCACCAGTTCCTCCAGATTTTATTGATTGCTGCTTGTAAAAGTTTTTTAACTGAGAAATAACATCATCTAATCCTTGTCCTTTAGAGCCATATTTTCTTGCAAACTCTACAACCGGAATAGTATTTTCAAATAAAGAATTTGTTGTAAATTCAAAATCTTGAATAAATAAATCTTTAGCATATGCTCTAGCTTCTTGGTCAAATAAAGTTCTTTCATTATCAAAAAATCTAGCAGATTGAATAATAGTATCTTTATCTTTTAAAGGATTTCCTTCACTATCTAAAAATGATTTAGTTCCTCTTATCAAATTTTCACTACTTACTATTTCTTTTCTGCGAATACCATCAGAATTATTTAAATAATTTTTAACTATCTCTTCTAGTTTTTCATCTACAGTTTTACCGCCTTTTCTATCGCTAGTATCTTTTATAAGTTTATATTTTTTAGGGTCTAACTTATTTAAATTTATATTTTGTATTTTAAAAGCTTCTTTTAATATTTTTAAAGTTTCTTTTGTTCCTAATAAATCAGCAGCTTGTTTATTAAAAATTTGTGTTAAGCCATATGAATCTGATTCTTCAAATAATACACCTGTTTGTTTTACATACTTTTTAAATTCTTCTTGTAAATTTAAAACATCTTCAGCTAATTTTGTAGCTGTTACATTTTCTAAATCTCCTGCATCTAAAAAGGAATACTTAGCATTAGAAGGCATATTACGTTGTTGAAGTATTCTAGTAGCTACAGCAACATCTTCATCTGATGCAGTTCCTGTAATTTTATAAAGTTTTTTTCTAAAGAAATCTTCTGATGCAGATGTTAAAGTTTCTACAGCGTCTGGTATAGGTTTTCCTACTACAATATTCATACCTTGGTTTCTAAATAAAGAATTTCCAAAACTTTGCATAATATAATTATTGGCTTGAAAATGAGTAGCTTGAGTACCAGCAAACATTTGTTTTGTAGCTGTTAACCAGTGTAGTTTAAATTCTTTTTGAATTTCGTCATTTAATATTTTTTTAGTTTTTACTGAAAGTTTAAATTGACTATTTTGAAGACGTTTCATAAAAGCACCGGAAATAGTACCAGCAATGATTGCTCCTTTTAAAGCATCATCATCTTTACCATCACTCATTCCTAAAGCAATCAAGCCACCACTAACAGCACCTATTGTTGGTCTTACCATTTCTTGAACTAAAGCTCTTACTAATGATTCACCATACTTTCCTTCTAAAACTTTATTACCTTCATTATCTACTTTATTCCATAGTTTTCTTAAAGAATTAAAACCTATTATAGATGCTTGTTCTGGCATTTCAATAAAGTTTATTTCATCTATTTCTTTTTGAACAATATATCTTTGTTTTTCTAAATCTATTAACTCTCTTTTTAATTTAATCTTTTGAGCATCTGTAATAGTTAAAGTAGGAGTAGGTTTTATACTGCTATCTAATCCAAAAGGCATTGTAGATTGTTTTAAATTTTTTCTAGCAGGTGCACCTGTTTTAGTTTCAGTAAAATTAAACCTACTTATTTTAGGAAGTGTATTTTTATTTATAGCGTCTTTTAATTTAGCAATTTCAGTATCTAAAACATCTCTTTCAGTATACTTTACACCCGCACTAGTAAAGCCTTTACTCCATGTGTCCATAGCTTCTTGACTTTCAACAGCTACTTCTTCACCAGTTTCTTTTAAAGTAGCTACAGTAGCATCATCTAATTTTTCTGTTGTAATATTACTTGCTTTTTTAGATTTTAAAATTTTATCACTTATAACACTACTAACTCCAGAACTTATTCCTCCTAAACCAAAACTTAATCCTAAATTTAAAGGAGTAACTTCTCCAGTTAAAGTATATTCTCTTAAAGCCATATCACTTGCAGCAATAGTTCCACCTGCTGCCACATTGACAACTTTACCAGCCTTTGCTATTTTAACCCAAGGAACTAATATAGTAGCTGGGTCTGCTATAGCAACACCCATTCTACCGCTTAAAACTTTTAAACTTTCTTGTTTCCCTTTAAACTCTGGGTAATCTTTAAAAATTTCTTCTTGTCTTTTAGCTTCTATTCTCTGTGCAGCTTCTCTAAAATTTTCATCTTTTTGCCTAGTAAAAAAAGCTGTAGTTAATTGAGTAACATTTCCTAAGATTGTTTTTTCTTGTCTTGCACCGTATTGCAATTGTCTTGTAGTACTTACCGAATCATCTAATTTTGAATAATCTAAATCCTTATCATAGTCTTCACTAATAGAAGCATATAAATCTTTTGCAAGTTTAGTTGGAGGGAGTATTTCTTTTTCAATATTTTCTAAATCTTTTTTTTCTTTATTCTGAACTTCTATTTTTTCTTTTGTATTTTCTTTAGATTGTATTTCTTTTAATTTTTTTTGTTCAGCTTCAAGTCTTTCCTTTTCTTCTCTAAGTCTTTTTTCTTCTTCCGTTTCAACTTCAAAAGATTCTACAGCTTCAAGGGGTATATAGTTATAAAAATTATTATTACTCATAAATAGTTTTGTTGTTTAATTAGATAAAGGATTATCTCTAAATTTCTTTTCATATTGAAAAAATGAACTAGTCCTAGCTAAAGGACTTTCTTTTTTAGGTAAAAATTTATTGTTATAAATATCTTTTAATGTCATAATATATTCTGACTTGCCTACAAAGTCCTCTGTTTTTGCTTCAAAATCTGTTATATATTTTAAAGACTGTTCTGCAGTATTTAAATTTCTAAAGTCGTTTGTATATGCACCTAAAGGTTTATTAAAAACTATATCGTTTACCCCGGGTTCAAACGTAATTATTTCATTATTATCAAACGTAATATTACCCATATCTGGTTTTCCACCGTTTACGCTGTAAGTATTTTCTATATATTTTCTTATGCCTAAATCAACATAAAAATCATCTGACCTTACTCTTTCTGCTGCAGGTAACTTTCTTATTTCTTCAGAGTTTTCAAACTCTATTTTAGCCACTTCCGCAAATCCTAAAATCTGTGAAGCCATTAATTCAGCAGCAGCACCTGTTGTATCTTTGTTAATTGTAATAGTATAAAGATTATAAAGTGTATGTTCTTTATCTCCTATCTTATATTTTTTATTTGCAAAAGTAGTTTTAAGCCTGTCTGATTCTTCACCACTTAAAGCATTTCTTAAAACTCCAGCATGTCCAGAATCAGGGTCAGAATTAAATACTTCTGCTCCTAACTGAGATTTCAACTCTTCAGAAGTTAAAGGTTCATAAGTTACTGAATTTTTTATACTTGATAAAGCTTCTGTAAATTCATTATTTTTTCTTATTTTTAAAGCAAGATTTGTTTTTCTTTCTTCACCATAACTCATAGGTAACATTAGTGTCTGTCCTTCTATATCGACTTTTTCTAATGTACTTTTTCCCCTACCAAATAAACCTAAACTTCCTAATAACATTCCCCCAACACTACTTTCTTGTTTAATAATTTCAGCACCTTTATTAAGAGAATCCCTAATAGGTTTTTCAAAATTAATTTTAGCTTTTTTAATATCTGTTTCCGTCCTTCCAATGTTTTTAAAATCTTTATAAAGTTCTCTTTTTTTACCGTAAGCTAATAAATCATCTTCAATTTTAGAGTCTACATCTAATTTAAACTGTTGTAAATTTTTAGGGTCTTTTCCTCCTAAATCAGTCTGTTTATAAAAATCATATCTTTCTTGTCTTTTAGCACTTTCCCAATTATCTGATTCTGTAAAACCGTATTTTTTTAACATGGCTTTATCGCTGCTCCAAAATTCTACGCCAGTATCAAACTGTTGGCTTCTCTGAGTTATTAACCCTTGATTACTTGTCCAAAATTCATTAGCTCTTTTTTCAGCTTGTCTTCTTAAAAGAGCATTACCAGCTTGAACACCAAGCATAAGACCTGTAAATAACTTAGCTTTTTTCTTTGATTTTTTGTTTCTATCTCTAGCTTGAGATAATAAAGATTTTCCTAATTGTTCTATTGCCATACTATTCCTCTTTACCTAATAAACTTTCTGGTTGATTTGTTGTTGGTTTTTCTAATAAACTTGGTTGTTCCGGTGGTGTAAACTGTTCTAGTCTTTCTTCTATTTCTTTTGGAAATACTCCAGCTTTTGCTTTAGGTACAATTCTATCTTGTGCAATGTCTATAGCTTTTTCTATTCCATCTAACTGTTCATCTTCTTCATCTGGTTCGTCATCCTCACCTTCATAAGTAATATAATCTTGTATACCTGCTTTTTCTGCAAATGCAATAATCATGTACATAGTAGGTTCAACAAGTAACATTAATAAATCAGGATTCCACATTCCTTTTTGAAAACCATCTGTTAATAATACTTGAGCTATGTCTCCTATAGGCATACCATTTCTAACTAAATCCATAATAGAATGATAAGCTTCAGGTTCTGTAAGCTCTAAAAACAATGCATCCATTGCAGGTTGTAATTCTACAAACTGTGGAGCTTGTTCCCACGCATAAGGTGTTTCAGGACTATTAGTTAAAGATGAGCCGGGTATTGGTCTACCATTATTTGCTAAGAACTCTAATCCTTCTTGGTCAAAGTTTTTATATTCTTTTTCCATTATTATCTAGCTCCTTGCATATAACTAGTCCATACATCATCTTGTAATCCAAAATTAGAAGATGTTTGAACACTAGCACCGTGTACTAATCCTCCAAACATTCCACCTTGACTTTGTAATTTTGCATCTTCAGCTACTAAGTCTGTTTCGTTATATACAGAACTATAGTTTGAAGTGCTTCCCATCATATCTACAATATTTTGAGGATAAACAATATCTCCTTCTGGTGATATAGAACGTGCTATTCCTTCTTGAACTCCTGCAGTTGCACTAGCAATAGTGCCTTCTACAAGTTTTCCGGGAGCATCAAGTACTGCCTGTTGAATATTACCTACTAAAGTTTTTTCTGTTGCTTGTTTTGAAATGTCTCCAATTACATCTTTAGTAACTTTACCAATTGCATCAGGAATAGTAGAAGTTAGTTGACCTTCTACAGTTTTTGAAGCTGCTACATCTGATACAGCTTTTTCAGATAAATTTGTACCAAAATCAAATTCTTTCATATCAGGAGCATTTTTTATAAAGTCTGAAGCATCTGCTTTAATACCAAACATTTCTTTAGCTTTACCTGTTACAGTTTCTAATCCGCCACTAATTGCATCAGTAACTTTAGTAAAAGCTCCTTTAACTGCACTAGCTCCTGCATGAATACCTTTCATAACTGTACCAGCAGCTTTAACAAAGATGTTACTACTTGCTGCCATAGTAGTTCCTAAAGTACCGAGTCCCGAAAATACTGCTCCTGCAGCCCAAGGCATTATAAATCCTAAAGCTATTTGACCAACAATACCTAACTTTGCAAAAGGCTTCATAACTTTACCCATTACTTTTTTAAGACCTTTACCAATCTTTTTAATACCTTTACCAATTTTCTTTACAATTTTTTTAATACTTTTAAAAGGATTCCATCCCATAATATTCTCCTATTTTCCACCAAAGATGGTATTAATTAATGTTCCTATAGAACTTACATTGTTTTTCCAATTCTCCGCAGACCCACCTTCGTTAGCTAAAGCCTGTGCATATAACTGAGCTTTTCTGTTTTCTTCATTTTCTGCAGATTGAAAAGTATAGTTAGCTTGGTCTCTTAACTCTTGCCATAAAAATGATTGAGCTTGTGAAGTCATGTTAAAAGCATTCTGTACGTTTTGCATAGCAACTTGATTAGCTGCTGCAGTGTTTGCCATATTAGCTTGTCTTCTCCATGCTAAGTTAGACTGCTCTATAGCTTGTGCATTAGATGTGTTAAATTTATCTCTTTCAAAAGCTGTCTGTTCATTAAACTGATTAATTTGATTAACCATAGAAGCGTTAGCTTTTTCTAAATCAGCCTCTACTTGGAACTCTAAAGCATCCCTAGCATTTGTTTGTGAAACATTAAACTGTTCTGCAGTGTTTAACTGAGCTGCATTGAACTGTTCAATCTGTGCAGCCATACTAGCCATAAATTGATTAGTTTGATTTTCACTAGAAGCATTAAACTGAGCAGCAGCATTATTAGCAGATTGATTAGATAATAATTGTTGTTGTTCCATTTGTGACTTTAACATACTAGCCTGTTGCCTATTACTAAGATTAGCCATGTCCATAGATAAGAATGATTGAGCATTAGTAACTGCTAGTTTTGTTCTTTGGTCAACAGTTGCTAAATCTAAAGATGCCATAGCTGTAGCATTTTGCATAATAGTCTGTTGCTCTGCATCAAAGTTTGCAAGAGTAGCTGTTTGCATAAACTTACTGTTAGCTAACACTACTTGTTGCTCGTTATTAAAATTAGCCATGTCCATATTAGCTACAGTATTTGCATTAGCCATTGCTCTTTGTTGGTCTACATTAAGATTAGCTATTCCCATTTGTTGAGCTAATTCAGCATTCTTAATATTAACTTGCATAGTTTTATTAAGATTTGCTAACTCTGTTTGTTGTTCAGCATTTAAGTTATCAGCACTAGCTTGGTTAAGAGCTGACAAGTTTGCAAGTTTCATCTGTTGGTCATTAGATAAATTAGCTAAATTCATTTGCTGTTTAAAATCAGCATTCTTAGCTATAAACTCTGCAGCTATATTCATCTCTGCTAATCTTTCTTGATTCTCAGCAGTCATGTTTTCACGTTCTGTCTGATTCATTATTTCAAGATTTGCAAGTTCCATTTGCTGCTCATTACCTAAGTTTTGAGCATTCATAGCTTGTTGATTCTGAGTATTAAGAACAGCAGCTTGTTGTCTATTTTGTAAATTCTGTGTTCTTGTTTGCTGTTGCTGTTGTGCAGTAGTCATTACAGCTTCTTGTTTAAACTGACTTTGTAGAACTCCCATCTGTTGAGCAAACTGTGCAGTCTGACTTGCAGCATCTTGACGATTTGCCAAGTTCTGCATTCTTATTTGTTGAATTTGCGAAGCTTCTTGTAAGTTAGCTTGTTGTTGATTACTTAAATTTTGTGAAGCTCTTTGTTGTAAAGCTTGTGCATTACTTTGAGCCATTGGCATAGCTGATTGAATAATAGCATTGAATAAAGAATCTCTACCTACTGTAGAAACACTTAATCCTCTAGCAGCCATATTAGAGTTGATAGCATCTACAGCAGGTCTAGCCCATGCAGGTATGTTACCGTCCTCTAAACCACCTAGTAAGCTTTCCATTTGTGAAGATACTAAAGCTTCTTCTGGTAAAGCTGCAATAGCTGCAACAACTTCAGGGTCTGCTCCGGTATCTAACTGAGCTTCAACAGTTGCAGGGTCTTCTACAATAGCTGATGTTATTTCTGGTGGTAATTCTGAAACTTCTGCAATCATTGAAGCAGCAGCACCTTTTGCAGCAGTACCTTTTACTGTTCTACGTTTAGCAGCTTCATAACCTACTTGGTCTACAATTTGAGCAGCAGTACCAACTGCAGCTTCTCCTGTTAAAGCTTCTCTTTGTTTAGCTTCTGCATCAGGAGTTTCTGATACTTTCTCTGGAGTTAAATCATCTACTTCAGGAACAAAAGCACCAGCAGATAAAATACCTTCAACTGTATCTGCTTTAGAAGCGTCAATAGCTTTTTGAGAAATTTCTTTAGCTACTGCAGGTCCTGATAATTTACTAATCTCACTTACTTTAGCAATTGCATCATCTGATAATTCTCCTATAATAGGTTCTATATCAGGGATAGCTGTAACAAGTTCAGCTTTATATGTTTCAGCTTGTAATTGTTCTGGAGTTTTTGCAGTTGTTACATCTTCTATTGTTGCAGCTTCTGGAGCAGCACCTACTTCAGCTAATTGAGCTTGAAGAGCTTCTCTTTCTGCCATAGTCTTAGCTTCACCTAACTCTCCTATTTCTACTTCTTTAGGAGCTTCAGCCATAGGTATACCAGTCATATCACCTTGTAATATTTGTTCAGCTCTACCTCTTGCAGTTATTAATTCTTCATCTACAGCTTTTTGAGCATCATCTTCTGTACCATCTTTTAAAACCCATTGTCCATCTTTAAAAGTAAATTGACCACTTTGTAAAGCGTCACTCATGTTATCGTAACCTGCATCAGTCCACCAACCTTCAGTAGTGTTTTGATTAACAGCACCTTGATTAATAGCATCAGTAATTTTATCTCCAAGGAATGCTAAGTCTTCTGGTGCATATCCTGCAAATTTACCTTCGCTAAATCTTCTTTCTAAATCTTCTAAAGATTGTTGAGTTGCTTGTTGTTGAGCAAATAAAATATCATCTCTAGGTCTTCCTTCTTCTGGAAACTTTGGTAATGTAGGTTGAATAACATCAGGTCTTTTAGGTTCTACTGGAGCTTGTTGGAATCTAGGTTGTATAGGTTTAGGTTTTGTTACTGGAGTAACATCTTTAGGTGTAACTGTAGGTTTAACAGCTCTTTCAGTAACATTTAAAAATCTATCACTTTCTCTTTCCATTCTAGGACTTGGTTTTGCAGGTTGTTGTCCAGCTAGTGCAAGTTCTCTAGCTTTTTCTATATTTGTTGAACCTGTACTGGCATTTACGTTAGGTATTATTTCATTACTTAATTTATTAAATTTTACTTCTGGAGTAGTTGAAGTAGTTGGTGCTGCACCTCTACGTGTACCAGTAGGTCGACCGGGTATAAGTTTAGCTTCAGTTGTAGTTACATTAGGTCTAATCTCTTCTTCTCTTTCTATAGACATAGGAGGTCTTTTACGACTTATAGGAGCTTTTTGTATACCACCTACTTGAGCTTTTACTCTACCACCTTTAGACATATCTAATCTATCAGCAGTAACGTATTTACCTTTATACTTTTTTGTTCTTTTCTTTTTATTTTTCATAGTGTTTTATACCTATTTTACTTGACTTCAAAGAGTTTGTCAAGCTTTTCTCCGATTTTATCTATTCTATCCATGAGGATTCCCATGTCATCTTTAACTTCGTTTTTAGTTACGTACTCTCTAGCTATCTCTTCACGAGTCTTGTTTAAAAGTATGTCAAGGCGTTTAGCCTCTTCTGTGTTTTGTCTAATGCTGTAAAGCACTGGTGCTAACACCAAAGTTATAAAGATATTCCAAAATAAATAAGGTGTTAGTTCCATGATGTGTTTTATCCTATTGTTTTAGTAACGGATGTTGGTGTGATAAGTAATGCGATTTGAGCATCTAAGCCAGACTTTAAATCTGCAACAGCTTCACTACCCATACCTGCTTCAACCCAACCTTGTACGTCTGAAGCAGATAAATCTGCAAAAGCTGTAAAGCTTGACAAGTCTGAAGTATCTACAGATTGAGTTCCGTATGATGTAGCAGTCCAGTTGTTGCCATCAGCATCCTGATTAGCATCGTCTTCTGCTGTTAATCTCCAATGCACGTTATAAACAACGTCTGCATTACTATCTAGTGTTGGGTAAGTATCAACTGTTGAAACATCCCAAGTATATCCAATTGCCATATTATTTCTCCTATTATATTGCAGATGCTTCGTTAGCGTTCTGTTTTGCAGTCTTCACTGCGTCTGTCCAAATGGCTGAAGCTATGCCTTGGACTTCTGTAGACTCTCCAGACACGTCTGTATCTGTATGAGTCCAACTATCGTCATCGTTCTGTACAGAGCTTACACATTCTAATGCGTGTCTATGAAAAGACCTTGATAGCTCTACACCATCTTCTTTGATGACTGTAGCTGTTCTTACTTGTATAGCTTTGTAGTCTCCTACAACTTCTATTTTATCTTCTATTATTTCTTTTGTTATTGCCATTCTATTTTCTCCTTTTGTCCGTACCTAGAATCCACTAGGTATATTAGTTATTAAGATGTTCTGTATGTAATACTTGCATGTATAGTAGCTCCTGTACTTAATGATTGTGTTGTAAAAGCTACACTATCACCTGTACCACGAAAAAATGCTGTTACACCTGCAATAACCCAATTAAATTGTGTTCTTGAAGATACAGCTTGACCACTAGCATAAATACCACAACCTACAGTATTAGCACAAGTAAAAGGCAGGTTAGTTATTTTTGTTGCTCCACCTGTTCCTACTACAGCATCTAAATTTATTGTTACCATATTTCCAACTTTTGTATAGGTTGCTGCTACAGAGCTAAAAGCACCTGCTGTAAGTGTTGGAGTCCAAGTACCTTCTTCATAATCGTCAAGTTTGTTTGCTGTACCTGTACCACCTAGATAAGCACCGCCTGAAAGGTAGAGGTCTTTGAAGCGTATGTTAGACTTTCCAATATCTATAGCAGCATCACTATTTCCAGCAGAACCATTGACAGGTACAATTTCATTAGTTTGAAACCTAAGTCCTGTTGCAACTGACACACTGCCTGTAATAAAGAAGTCAGTTCCACTTTGAGTACCAATACTTCCAACTAATGAACCTGCTTTATTTAACTCAATGATGTTTCCATCGTTAGTACCACGATTAAGCTTTAATGCAGCATCTCCGCCTATAGATGTTGTTATTTGTCCTGCTGGTTCAATTTGCACACCTGCTGATGCAAAGTCATTTGCTGAAGTCTTACCCACCAACAAGTTGCCTGATGAGTCTATTCTCATCTTTTCTCCACCATTATTAAATAGCAGATTATCACCAAGACAACCAATTCCTGTTTGATATGTTGTAGAAGATGCTGAATCTTTTAACCATATTTGCGAGGTTGAATCTGTGCTTTCAAATATAGCAGCACTGTTTCCAGTACCTGAATTAACATGAAGTTTTTGCAGAGGACTACTAGTTCCAATTCCAACATTGCCTGATGAGTCTATGCGTAGGCGTTCTGCATTGTTGTAACCTCTTAGTTGTAAGCTATCATCTGCACTGTTATAAGTGATACCACCACGAACAAAGTCATCTACATCTCCAAATTGCAAACTAGCATAACCATCAGCATCAGATATAATACGAATACCCATATCTGAACCACCAGCAACTGTTAATTTAGCAGAAGGACTACTAGTCCCAATTCCAACACCAGTAGAATCAATTATCATTCTCTCAGTTCCACCAGTATCAAATCTAATCTTATCTTCGTCTGAACTTTCTTCTACTTGTACTTTAGTATCTCCATCAGCATCTTCTAAAAGCAATGCAGAACTAACAGTAG